ACCTCACGCCCGCGAACATCATGCAGTGAGCCCATTGGCCCATCGGCGACAGGTAGCCGCCGTCGCGGAGTGTCATGGAGAAGCCCTGCATCGAGCAGACGGCCACGGGATAGCCGTTCTGGATCGCCTTGGCGGCTTCCTCGAACGTCTTCACCAGGGCCACGCTGCTGACCTTGTGCTGGGCTGCGTACTTCTCCAGCGAGTCTGGCACACCGTCGCGGCCCCATTCCTTTTCGCGTGTGCCGCTGTTGTCCGTGAACCGTTGGCCGCCGTAGTCCTGGCCGTAGTGCAGGGTGCCGTACTTCGTCACGGCCTTGGCGGCTGCACCGCCATACGAGCCGTCGCCGCCGAGGTTGCGTGATCCACGCACCTCAACGCGGCTGAAACCGTAGACGCTGGCCTCGAGCACCCGCCCGCCATACGTCTCGGCTTCGTTTCGCACGTGGATGTCGCAGGCCGCAAGGATGTCGCACGACAGAGCCCAGCCCCAGCCGACGCACGAGCCGATCTTCTGCGAGCCACGCTTCCATGACGGGTCGCACGTCAGTAGGGCCGAGCCAAGGAACACGTCCCGGCCTTCGTCCAAGGCGAGATCAGGCCCGGCTTGAGCAAGAGTCGGCTTGGCGAGCGACGCCAGGAATGCGTCAGTGCCTGCCCGGTTGGGGGCGTAGCCAAAGAGCGGCAGGAAGTCGGCCATGCGTCAGCCCCCGTTGACGCCGGCCCACGCCACGGCCTTACAGAACGCCACGTAACGGCCCCGTAGGTCCGCAGTGACCGGAACCACATCCGTGCCGACAGCGGCCCCGTACGCAGCCTCCACGGCCTTCCTGAGCGATTCGTTGGAGCCGGGCACATGCTGCCCGATACGCCGCCAAGCGATGTCCACGGCCAACGCCGTGAACGCCCGCAGGCTGCGAGTGTCCGTGAACACCACCTCGGTGGTGACGGCATCGCCAGCGGCCACCGTCGCGGCCTTGTTCCAGACTTCGGCCCACAGGGCACGATCCACGGCCGACGCACCACGGAGGGCATCGGCAATCGGCTGCACAAGCGTCTGCATCTCGGCACTCGGCGTCTCAACTGCCACGGGAGCCACGGGGCTGGCTGGCAGCGTCGGCAGCGGCACTTTGCCCCAGGCGGCAGCCAGCAGCAGAGCGATCGCCGCAAGCCGCGTCAGGAGGCCGGCTTTTTCTTTGCCGGCTTCCAACGCACGACTCGCGGCGTCGCGGATCTGCGGCCAGCAGGGAGCCACCGCGAGAGCAACCGCCAGAGCGACGGCACCGGCACGAAATGCGAGCTCGACATTCACTTGCGGCCCTCGACTTGGAGCAGAGCGAACCGCACGAGAGCCTCGCCTTCCTTGGTCTTCAGCACGTCCGAGACCAGCCGCACAAGTTGGTCATCGGTCACGGCCTTCGTCTTCGACGCCAGCCATTCGCAGGCTTCACCGACGATGATTGAACGTTTCCAAGGGTCAGCCTCATTGACAAAACGCTGGCCAAAACCGATCAGCGGCGACCAAGCCGAGAGCAGCTGGATCTGCTGCCAGATGTTCAGATTCGTGCCGTACTTGTCGAGCTCGGCGGGCGTGGCTTCGTAATTCGTCACGGCGTGTCCTCCTCCTCCGATTGTGCCTCGCCTTCGTCTAACCCTTGCAGCGGCGTGACGTTCACGGTGTCGTTCAGCCAGTCCCACACCGAGCGGTAGCAGTCCTCGGCCTCGTCTGCCACGTCCTTGCGGTCCAAGCGAAGTGGCTGGCGGAACTGCTCATCCTCGAGCACCTTGCCGTTGCCGTCAGTCATGTAGCAGTAGGCGTACAGCTGCCCGTACTCCACGACGATCCTCCGGTGCACGTGATCGGTTCCGCTCACCACTGCACCTCGCCGGCCTGGTCCTCAAACGCCTCGCGGGCCTCGTCGGTCATCTCGATCCTTTTGAGCGTCACGGGCTGGCTCTTGATGACGCGGCGGTCCTCGCGGACCTCCTCGCTCCACGTCGCTTGGATCTCCTTCGTGGCCTGCAGGATCTCGCGTGGCGTCGGGTCACGCTGCCTCACCGGCTTGGCACGCAGTCGCCTGTCGTGCCGGGGGGGCAGATGCCAGACGTGCTTCAGCCTGATGACCTGATCGCGGGAAATGGTCCACCGCTCGCACAGTGCCCGCATGGGCATGTGCGTCAGCCAATCGGCTCGGAATGCGGCAACGCTAATGGTCGCCGTGATGCCCTTCATCGTCTGCCATCCAGGCCATGACGCATCGCTGCGACGGGTTCAGGTACAGGTGCTGGCCCGTCGCCTTAGCGATGCTTGCGTGATACGGGACGTGCTCGCAGTCTTTCACGCCGTCGTATGTGCCTTGCAGGAATGCTTCCGTGCGGTAGATGCACAGCCCGCCGAATGCAGACGAGACAAGCACGGGCGGCGAGCCAACCGGTGGCAGCCACTGGTGCTTCCAACCGCCGAGCCCGGCTGTGTAGTCATCGAAATAGCAGCGAGACTGCCCAACTCCACGCAACGCCCAGCAGTCATACTGAAGAAATCCTTTTGTGATGGCCGGCTTTTTGTCTTCGCCCATGGCCATGACAGGATGCTCAACCAGCGACACGCTCGCCATGCCATACGCCCCCGGCATCTCCACGAGCCAGCCGATGCCGTTGAGAACCCCAGCGTGCGACCATCCGCCCCATTGGTCCCAGTCGATGACGATCACGTAGTCGGCGTCGGCGGCACAGTCACGCACCCACCGCTGGCACGCATCGCGGTACTCGGCCAGGGCAATCGTCCTGCGGCCTGCGAACTCGGCCCCGTAGTGCTCGCGGCCCAGCGTCTGCGACGTGAACGTGGCCTGCTTGTACGCTTCGGCGAACGCCTGGAGCACCTCAAGCGTCTGATCTGTGCTGTCGTTCTCTTCGATGTGCAATGCCCATGACTTGCACGACCGCACGAGGTGCTCGAGCCGCCCGAGGTTCTCAGCCAGCCGCACGGCACAGTTGCGAGCCAGGCCCACGAAGGCGACCTTGGAATTGGCCAGCCGGGCCATGCCTTCCGTGTACCGTTTCTGGTACAGCTCGGCGAACGGCTCCAGCGGGCAGATGAGATGGTCGGGAATGTTCATCTTCCCACCCTTACGCCACAGCGTTTCATGATCAGTGCGTCCGATGTCTCGTCATCTACGCCGGCAAGAGACAGGAACTCATAGCAACGCTTCGCCCAGTGCAACGCCTTTTCTTGCGTGTTCACTGAGTCGCGGCCGTAGCTGCTCTCGGTCATCGCGTAAGCGGCCCCGGTGGTCGGCAGGTACGTGGCACCGTAGATCGCAGCTGCCGCCGCGTAGCCGATGGAGTCCATGTGCGGCCCCATGTCCTGCCAGCGGTTACTCCAGAGCCATGCGGCCACGTCCGAACGCAGAGACGAGCCAATGCCCGTCTCGGTGGCGTTTCGTCCTGACTGCAGACGCTCACGCACGCTGCCAGGCGTCATCGAGCACGGCTCGCTCACGTCCTGGCTTACGGCGTGCATGTAAGAGCCGTCAGGCCGCACCACGTCGTAGCTCGTGAACACGACGGGCGACTCGATGTGCCGCCGGATCGCCGTCACCAGCCCAGGCAGTAGGATGTCATCGGCACTCAGGGCGATGATGTGCCGGCTCGCCACGGATTCGTAGGCAGCCTGCATCGCCTGAAGGTGGCACGCCGTTTTTTCCTTGTGGAGGATGAGCCGCACGCACGGAAACCGGTTGGCCCAATATTCGACAACAGCCAGGCTGTCATCGGTGCTGGCATCGTCGATGACCACCACCTCGTCTGGGCCTTGATGGCACGCACTGCCGAGCGACTTATGCAGCGTCGCGGCCATGTTGCGGTTGGGAATGACTACGGCAACGCTCACAGTTTTACCCCAGTGCAGACGGCTATGCGGTAGTGGCACATCGGGCCAAATCCGGTGTGGAGCGTCTCGTCATTCATCCCAAAGACGAAGACGTTCCTGAAGTACCGCTTGAGCGTTGACCGCAGCCCGTCCTCGGTCTTGCAGTTCACATGCCCGGCTCGGCTGAGCGCGGACGCATGCGGCTGCGACTCCAGCGAAGGCATCCCGCAGATGAACGTGCCGTACTCGCCGATGCTCAGGGCCACGTTGCTAAGAAACGCCCCCTCATGGTGCGGCTGGATGTGCTCAAGCACGTCCAGGGCATATGCAGCGTCAAAGCATTTTGGAATGCTATCTGGCTTGTACAGCGGCCGTACTGCCATGTCATGGTGTGTGATAAACACGTTCTCCGGCTGCTGCCGAGACCGCGCATCGTCGATGAACTCTGCGTCGAAGTCGGTAGCCATGACGTGGCCTACGGCTTGAGCAACTATGCGAGTGGCGAATGCATCACCGCAGCCAATTTCAAGAACCCAATCGCATCCTGCTAGAACGCGGGCCACGAACTTGTATCGGGCCAACGTGAACCCAAGCCGCTTGGCGTCAACCTCGTAGGTGTGCGAACTCATGGCACCTAGTGTGTGCCGTGCGTTGCTCTTGAGCTCTGCGTACTGTGGCTCGCTCATCCGATTCGCACGGTTGTCCGTGCCTCCGTGCCGTAACTCTTCTCGACCACCAGGCGAGCAACTTGGGAATCGTCCTCCCAGGCCACGCCGTTCAGCGAGTCAAGGACCGCCTTTGTCGCGTTGTCTAAATCGAACCGTGGCAGCAGCGGAGCGTCAGGCTTCACGCCACTCTTTCGCATGTGCGACCTTGGGCGCGATGCCACGAAGTCAATAACAACGCTCACTGGGTCTCCGTGCACGCCAGCACCAGCCGCTCGAGCAGCTGCCGCCAGCGATTGCCGGTAGGCATGCACTGGGTGCTTCGCTGGCACATACGCCCGTGCGAACCCGCCCCGAGTCGAGACGCGTGGCCTCGGCTGCGGTATTGGCTCGCCTGGGACAGAGAACGTGATGGCCATGCCCGCAGGATGGCGGGCGTGTCAAGCAAAGCGGGCTTCGCCGTCTTTCGCGGCGACTTTTTCGCCTAGCGGCCGTGAAACGCATTTCCGCGCCGTGTTAGACGGCGAAGATGCCGTCGAATACTTGTTCTCAGGTCAATCCAGCCAGCCTCTTGCGAAGTTCGGTCAACGCCTTGCGTGCGTTCCGAGATTCTGGCGTGTTGATTTTGTAATCCCTGTCCACAGCCTGACTCGTCCAAGGGTCGGTTTGATCGATGAATCGCTTGATTCGGTCAAGCAAATCCCTGACGCTTGCGCTCTTGGCGTCAAATCGCTTTTCGCCAGAGTAAAGTGGCACGACTTCGGCATACCTCAACACGCGATCTGATCCGTCCTTGTAGGACAAACTGTCGGCAAACGTGATTGCCTCGCCTTCTGTCTCGTAGATTCCGAGACACGCAAACGCGGTTTTCACCGCCCACGCGACCGGCTCCTGTGTATTGTGCCCCCGCCCACCCGCCGCCTCGCCGTTGTCGGGCCGCGTAACGTCTAGGGGCCGCCCCTCGCCGCTCCCATTGCTGGAGGCCGGTGGCTGCGCTATCGCAGACGAGGAGCCATCTGTCTCCACGCATGGTGGAGCAGTCTGATTGCCGGTGCCCGCACCGCCACCGGGTTCCCCAGCGGCGGCATCTGTTCGGGCTGTCGCCGCCGGCGCGGCGTCATGATCGGTTCGCTCCCGCTCGCGGAGCATGGCGTCGGCAGACTCATACGCCAGCCTCGCCCAGTAATCCATGGCGCGGTCTTTATCAGTTGGTGCTGCCAGCATCCCGGTCAGGGCCGCAGCGGCAAATTGGTCACGGTCTGTCATGCCACACCTCTCGGGCTGCAGATGCCGTTGCGCCACTTGGAAACCTTGCTTTGCGTGTTGGTCACGTCCTCACGCATCCGCTCTTGGATGTGCCGTTCCTTCAGCACCGCCTTCAGCCGCTCGATCTCGTCTGGCGACGGGTCCACTGTGCTGCGTTCCTTCTCCACCTTCGGCCGCTTCGGCAACTTCATCCGCTGGGCGTAAGAGTACATCGTGCCGATGGACACGCCGCACCTGTCGGCGATCTCCTGCGTCGGAACTCGCTCCACCCACAGCCGATGGATCTCGGCTGCCGATAGCTTCGGCCGCTTGCAGTTGCTGCGTCTCTCCAGCCCGAACTTCCGCGTGGCACGGTGCACGCTGTCCTCGGAGCAGCCCAGCTGGGCTGCGATCTGAGAAGCCGTGAGCCCCTCAGACCGCAGCGCCAGCAATTTCTCGTAGTCGATGCGGGCTGCCATGGTCACTCCGTGGCCAGGGGCATGATGACGCTACGGTACTCGGCATCTTCGCCGTATAGGAATACCACTGCGTCACCAGGCCCAGCAGCCTCAATCGTCACAGTTGGTTCGCCATCAAGCGTCGCAAAAGCCCTCAGCACATCAGAAACAAAATGCGGGTCGAGCTTGACGCTTGAGATGCCACCAGACTCGACCACGTCGAACTCGACGCTGCTTTCGCCGTGCTCCGAAGAACGTGCCGTAAGCGTCAACACTTCTTTGCCAAACGAGTACAGGACGCCCTTGCTTTGTTCCGTAGTCACGATTGCTGCCGCGCGAGTTGCCGATGCAAGCGTCTCGCCGATGACGATGAACTTGTGTGCATCGCGATCTGGAAAAACATCACGCCAACGCGGGAATCGACCTTCGACCAGGCGAGCAAAGACGCGCTCCCCTTTGAACTTTGCCACGATTTCGGATTTCGTGGACGTGAAGTCGATGCCAGACCCGTCTTTTTCGTGAGACGCCGCGATTGACTGGATCGCAACCATCGCACGCTGCGGCACAAGCAAGTTGGCGTCATCGACATCACGCGACACAGGCAGCGGCATCGTCGCAACAGAAAGACGCCGCCCGTCGCTTGCCACGACATAGCACTGCCCACGATCACGGCTGACCTCAAACAGCACAGCCCCGAGCGCGTAGCGACTCGACTCGGCATCGCAGGCGTAAGCCACACTGCGGACAGCCCTGGCAAACTGATCGACAGGCAGCACCGGCATCGGCGTCGTTGCTTCTGGCTCCCAGACAGGAAACTCGCCGGCGTCCTCGGTCGGCAGCTTCCATTCGCTTCGGCCGACCTTGACTGTGCAGGAACTTCCAGACGGAAGGAGCGTCACCTCTGGGTGCTTGCTCTCACGCAAGATCGCCAGCAGCCGCGAGTGTGGAAGCACAAGAGGCTCGTCGTGGTAGTCGATGTCGCAGTCAATCCGCAGCTCAAGGTCCGTCGCGGTCAGCATCCCGTCGTGCAGCAGCACGTTCTGCAGAATTGGCTTCCCGCCCGTCTTTTGAACGGCCGCACCGACCGTTGTTAAGGCACGAAGAAGTGCCGACCGGTCGAGAGTCGTGCCAGTAGTCTTTCGCCGCCGAGTTGCTGTTGCCGTAGTCATTCCTTTGACCCTTCTTTGCGAGTGAAACCCCAACCAAAATGCCCAGGGCGAACGTCGCCGCGAGCAGTGTTTCGCCAATCGCTATCCACGCGAAATCGGTAATACTCATAGCGCCACCCCCGGATCGTCCCCGAGCAGCGGAAACCGCATCGACGCTAGTTCTGCCTCGACAACCTCAAGAATCTTTGCCGTGCGAACCGAACGGTTCATTAACTGCCGAATCGTCTGCCGCTGCCTGTCGATCACGTCTGCCTGCTCAATGATCGTGTCGTGTGCCTGCTCAAGCAGCAGTCTCGACTCATCGTCAATCTCGTCACGCCACGCCGACGCTAGGCATGTGTCCGCGACGGCTTGCGGGGAAGGCTTGCGGCGGCTCATGACACCACCTCGATTCCGCGCGTCTGGCCGGCGCGACGGCGGATGAGACCCTTCCGCTCCAGGGCCAGGATGTGGCACATCGCACCGTTGGGCGACTTAAACCCGAAGTGCTGCATGATCTCGCGGACGGTCGGGCCGCAGAGCGCCGTGCGTTCGCGGACGAAGTCGAGAATCTCTCGCTGGCGGTCGGTTGCTGGTGGCTGCTCGGTGGTGGTCACTTTCGTTCTCCGATGGCTGAAACATGTTGAACTTCGCCGTCTGTACCGACACGGCCGAACATCGCGTCCTGGCCTAGCAGACGCTTGCGGGCGTACATGAGCACGCGATAAGCCGGCAGCATGTCGATCTTGAGGTGCTCCACCTTGTCGAGCACCAGGCCCTCGATCATGTCGAAGTCATCGGCCGTGGCTGATTCAATCGTGGCCACGAACTCTGCCGCAAGACGCTTGCTCTGTTCGCTGTCTACGTGCACTGCCTTGTGCGACTCGCCTGGCGTGCGCTGGTTCATCGCTCGCCGCTTTGACGAGAAAAGATCGCGGTACGAATCGAGCATCCACTTCAGCTGCGGATACAGAGTGTCGTGCGTCCGCTTCACGTTGCGGATGGCGTCGTACAGCACGACCTGATCGAGTCGGGCCAGGTCATCAGACCAAAGCCGCCGCTCTTCATCTGTCCACTGGCACTGCGGCCAGAGTTGGTTGATGGCCGACTTGTTGTCATCCCAAGTTCTCACAGGTTCCCTCCTGCTGGTTGGCGTCCACGGCTCCGTGCCTGATGCTGCACCTTTGGGTCAGCGAACTCGCCGGCCCTGATCCTGTCGATCAAGTCAAAGAACTTCGTGACCGGCAGCGGCCTGTCGAAGTACTGGCGGCTTGGAAGGCGTGCCAGTGCCTCGCTGGCCATCCGCAGCCACCCAGGCGACGCGGCCAGGTCCACCCACCGGTCAGGCGGCGTCAGGTGCGGCCAGGGCTCAGCCCGCTCCGTGACGTTCCAGATCGCCACAAACCGCTGCCACTCGTCTGCCGCCCACCCTGGCTGGCGGAAATCGTCCGCCCCCGCGTGTGTGTGTGTGTCTTCCAAGAACGAATCCGAAACCGAATCCGAATCCGAATCCGAATCCGAAACCCCCGTGTTTTGCTTGGTCGTTTGCTTGGCAGTTTGCTTGGGTTTTGCTTGAGTTTTGCTACCGCCTTTGCTTCCGCTTTGCTTGCGGGCAGCGCTCAGTTCGGACAGTCTTGCAATGCGGCGGCTAAACAAAACACCGCGAGAATCGCGGGAAAGAACGCCACTCCGCTCCAGTTCGGCCAGGGCCGCGAGCTTTTCTTCACGCGATCCGCCTGAAACGGCGTCGGCGATCTGCTCGTCAGTCCGAGGCGTGCCGTCAGGGTTGCTGGCGTATCCCTGCTCGTTTGCTTCAAACAAGATGCAAAGCAAATCGACAAGCAAACCTCGAGCAAAAAGCGAGCAAAATCTGAGCTCTGGGTCCTTCATCCAGTCGCCTGTGAAGAACCAGAAACCGGGTGACTTCGCCATCACGCAACCCTCCACACCGTTGCCATCCGCCCGCTCACCGTTTTGCGTGTCCCTGCCTCGACAACCAGACCACGCCGTGCAAGTTCAATCCGCCGTGGCCGCTGCGTGCTGGGGTTCATGCCCAGGGCCAGCTGCTGCTCTTCGTCAGTGAGCCCGTCCGGCGTCGCCGCGAGCAGCTCGAGCACGCGCCGCTGCATCGCGTTCAGCGTCGTTGGCGATAGCGAGTCGGCCGCCTTGGCCGAGGTGATCGAGCCGTTGACGCTCGGTGCTCGCTGCGTGAACAGCGGCAGATCGCACTGGGAGTCGAGGAAGACGCTCATTGAAGTGCCCTCGTTGCTTCGGCTGTGAAAATCAGCGGCGAATCAGGCCGGTATCGCCAGACCGTCTCGTGCGGCGTAATGACTCGCACGATCCGCACTTGGAACTTGCGGCACATCCACGCCAGGTGGCGACGCACGGTCTTCTCGCAGCAGCCGATCCTGGCTGTCATTGAGTCCATGGTCGCGCCAAGCCGAAGCATTCGGTCGAGGTAGGCGATTTGCTCAACGCTGCTGCGTGTGGCGATCTTCGGTGGCATCTGACACGTCCTTGTGTATTTGCCGGGTTACGCCCGGCGCGGTCGCCTCACGTCGGGAGGTGACGCAGCGACTGCCGGCGTTGTTCCGCACTTGGCCGGCTCTACGGGCGGATGCAGCATTCAGCCGCTCAGGCAACCGCGTGCCGTTGGTTCACCCGTCGCTCATTGGCCCCGGCTTGCCTCCTGGCCTGACTCCGTTCCGCGTATCAACGCCGTGCAGCTCGTCACCCGTCACAAGGCCGCGAATCTGGAACGGCGGCTGGTTGGCATGGACCCATCGCCGCAAGGCGCGGGCGTAGTCCAAGGCTTCCGCAAGCAACCGTCGCGGGTTGTCTGGCTTCTTCTCGACGAGGTATTCCAGCCGGCCCACGACGATGTCGGCGGCGGAGCCAACACCGATCGCGGTGCCGTTCTCGCGGATCACCCAGTTCATGCCTGGTTCTCCGTGGCGGCAGCCTCGTGCTCGAACTCCTGGCCGTTGTCCTCGGGCTCCGACTCCAGCCACTCGCACTTGCCGTCGATGAGGTGCACGAGCTCGTTGCGTTGCGCCTCGGTAAACGTGCCTTCACGGTGCCGCTGGTTCACGCGATCCCGCAGGGCGGCGAGCAGCTTGAGGCTGTTCGTTCGCTGCACGGCGAGCCGGGCGTTGGCGACGGGATCGTTGGCAGCCGGGGCAGCCGCCGGCGGCGTGTCGAACTTGGGACGCACCACCACGGGCTCGCGGGCGGGCTCTGTGGCCGGGGCAGGCGTCTGGTAGTCCTGGGCCTCCTCGGCCGTGATGAGCCCACGAAGGGCGTCGGCGAAGGCGTTACGCAGGGCGAAGCCGCGTGCTCGCAGGCTCAGCATGCGGCTGCTGTACTGGCTCCAAGGGCCGCTCTTGCCCCACAGCCCCGCCTTCTTCGCGTCCGCCACCGAGAACTTGGCGACCGTTGGCTGCGGGTAGCCTCGACGCTGGACCTCGCAGACGGCGGTCAGGTTGTCGCCTTCGCCTTCTGTGTACTCGCAGACGTACTCGCAGACGGGGCTGCTCTGCACCAGGGCCAGGGCGGCGTCGCCCCAGATCGTCGGGCGGCCGTTGATGACCGCGATGCTCTGCAGGCTCTGCATCGGGGACAGGCCGACTTCGCTGCCGTGCTGGATGGCCAGCATGCAACTCTCGGGCTTGCCCCTGAAGTCCTTGGGGGCGAACTCGCTCGACGCCACCATCTTCGAGAACCTGAAGGCGTCATCGAACGATTGAAGGGCCAAGCCGCTGGACCGATGGGTGCTGATTTCCGTGCTCATCTGTCGCGTCCTTTCGTAAGAAAACTTGCGTCACTTTTCTTTGAAAATCCCGCTCGGCGTCCTGCGTTGCGGGTGGTTTGTGCGTCCTTGCTCTGGCGTCTCCGACGCCACTCCTTCCGCCGTTTAGCTCCGCTGTCCGGCGGTCCTTTTCTTTGTTTAGACCTACGCCACTTCTGCCAGCTTCGCCCTGAGAACGCGGATGCACTCGTCGTTCTCTGCGTTGCTTGCAGGATCGCTCCGCTCTGTGGCGTTGCTCTCGCAGACAGCGAGTTCCTGCCGCAAGATTTCAACTGCGGCTGCCTTCTTGATCTCGGCGTCACGCAGCGTCCTCAACAACGGCAACGCCGCCTCTAGGAGCGCGTGTGTCGCGCCGCACCTTGTGTGCCAATCGCCGCGAGTCGTTTCCTTCTCGGCCAGCGTGATGATTGCGTCCAGTTCCCTAATGTCGATCATCTGTAATTCCTTTTGCGGAGCCGCGATCCGCCGCGTAGTTGTTGTTCATCAGCGGTCGCGGGCCGCCGATCGCCGTCAGTCATTCAGAACGGCGTGATCTGATCGGCCGTCACCGCGTAGTGGGCGTTGCCAACGTCGGGGACATGCCGCCTGACGTGATAGGTGTCGTTGGTCAGCACCTCGACCACGACGCCGGCAAGCGTCTGGCCACGCTCGATGAAGCGGATCCTGTCGCCGACCGCGTAGGTGGTGACGAGCTGCCCGTCGATGAGCCGCGTCGTGCCGCCCGAGACGGTGTGCTCGGGCATGGCAGCGACGGCGGCGAGGTACTCGGCGTGGTGGGGATCACTCATTGGGATTTCCTTTCGTGTGAGTGGCGAACTGTACCGATGTTCACTACGGCGTCAAGCGGTCGGACCAACAAAATGAGGGGACTCGAAATTGCGTACACCATGTTGCGATTGCGGAACCATAAGGGCAGGGGGCTAGAGTGTTGCGGAATCGGAACCATTTGTCAACGGAAAACGCCGATGGCAGCGTCGGCGAGATCGAGCGTGGCCCGGCCGAACGTCCGCAGACGGCCAGGCTCCGGCTGCGGAGCCGGCTGGAAAGCAGGCACCGCGTAGGGCTGGGGCGTGGCCAGCCGAGCCGAGAGCTCGATCACGGCGAGCCGGTGGCGAGTCTCGACCAGCAGCGAGCAGCCGGAGGCCAGTACGGCGATGATGAGCAGGGCACGGAGCGTGTCGTGGATCATGGCGAGTCCTTTCGGATTTCCCGCCGGCCCGATTGCCGGCGGACGCAGCGATGCTCAATTCCGCCAGCCCGGATCGACCTCGTCCATCAGTGCGTCCAAGGCATCCGTGCCGAGCCGGTTTTCGATGACCTGATACGCAGCTGCCCGAACCATCCGCTCGTGCTCGCTCGGCAGCCAGCCGCCACCCATCTGGCGAACGATGGCGCAGGCCATCTCGGTCCCCATGCTGTCGATCCGGCTCATCACTGCTTCAAGGGCTTGCATCGTTTCGTCTCCCGGCTGGCGGCTGCGAGTCTCATTCGCTCGCATGCCCTAATGATACCGATATCGGAACCATTTGCAAGGGGGCTTGAAAAGATTTTCTTCGGGGGCGTTTTCGTCGGGAAAAACGCAGGTCAGCCGGCCTTGAAGCCGCCGGCCCGCTTACGTTGCCGGCCCTCGCCCTTGGCGGCCTTGGCAGCCAGCCGCCGGACCTGGGCTTCGTCGAAGACGTACGAGCCGCCCACCATCTCGGTGTCGAGGCGGCCGTCTCGAGCAAGCCTGCGAATGTAGCTCATCGTGCAGCCGTACGCCTCGGCCGCCTCACGGCAACCGATCATGCTGCGTCCGCTGTCGTTCTTGAGTGCCACGATCATGCCCCAATAGTACCGATAGGGGAACGGCAGTCAAACTGTCCTGCCGCCGCATCCCGCAGAATCCGCCTGCTTTCGCCATTCCGAGAATCGCAGTCCCAAAACCGCGACAATCGAACTAGTGGACGAAAGTAGTAGCGGAGGGCATGGGAGTAGGGAACTCGTACATGCTGGACTTCTGTATACTACTGCCACTACACCAAAAGGGAGGCAGTGAGATGACTATTCGGGAGCTTTTGATCGAGCGTTACGCACCGTTGCACAACCTGTCGGCCAGGAGCGTCGTGCTCTTTGGCCATTCAATCGACCGGCTGCGGGACTTCCTGCAGCGGGAGCCTGAGACTACCGACTTTGACGATCTTGTGATCGCCAAATTCCTCCGGTGGCGGGCCGTCACGCCGCATCGCGGCAAGATCTGCTCGCCGGCCAGCGTGGCGAAGGACAAGGCCCACCTGTCGGCACTGTGGAACTTCGCCGCACGGAAGCGGATCGCGGCCGAGTTCCCAGACCTGCCACGCCTAAAGGTGCCTACGCGGCCTCCAAAGGGCTATACGGTCGCCGAGGTGTCTGCACTCGTCAGGGCCGCGAGAACGGCACACGGCTCAATCGGTGGCGTCCCAGCCCCATGGCTGTGGATGACGCTGGTTCAGTCGCTCTGGTACACCGGGGAACGCATCGGCAGCCACCTGCGGCTGCGGTGGTCGGAAGTGGACCTGGACGCGTGCCGGATCACGTTCTTGGGCGAGACCCGCAAGGGCGGCATCGAGACGATCCAGCGGGCCATTCATCCCGACCTGGCCCAGCAGCTGCGTCGCTACCGCAGGGCAGATGCCGATCTCGTCTGGCCGTGGCTCGAGCACCGCCGCGTGAACAGCCTGTTCCAGACGCTCAGGCTTCTCTGCAAACGGGCAGGCGTCACGCCCCGTGGATTCCATGCCATTCGCAAGGCGAGCGGCTCCTACGTGAAAGCAGGGGGCGGCGATGCCACGGACCACCTGGGGCACGCCAACCCGAAGACGACGAAGGATCACTACCTGGACACCACCATCACCGGGCAGCAGTCGGCCCTGGACTTCCTCCCACCACTGGACCTGAACGAGCCGCCGCAGGGAGGCGACAGGCCGGCGGCGTAGGTATCCCCGTTCTGGGATACTTGAACCGGGGCACGGAGCGGAGGCAGCGCGGGGGAAAGGAGACCCTACGCCGCCTCAACGCTCCGGCCCGGATCAATCTCCTCTGATGTGCGACAAGCACGGCCGCTCGTCCCGCTGTGCAATCATCACAGCCAGTTTACCCTTCACCCGCGAGAGCTCCGCGAGCAACCGCATGACGTGGGCCGCGAGAACGCCGCTCGTGCCTTGGTCCCAGCAGCCCTGAAACCGGCGAGCGTCGAACTCGCACTGCTGGAGGTAGGCGTCAGAGAGGGGCTCGCTCATCGTCGCCTTCCTTTGGCAGCTTCGGCGGATAAACCGCCTCAATGTCCCAGCCTCGCGGCAAGCAAACGGCTGGCGGCAAGTCAGGGTGCTTGTCTACCAGCATCTGCCACTGCCGCTGAATGTGCTCGACCGTTTCCGGCGTTAGCACGGCATTCGCCGGGCGGATGACCACGAACAGCGGGCGAGGCTCGCCTGGTGCTTGAAGCACGTCGATGTCGATTTCGCTGAGCCTTGTCACTTTACCCTCTCCTCGCGGTGCAGCAGGAGGGCGAGCAGCGAGTACGACGCCAGGTCAAACAGGTTGTCCTCGAGCGACTCGTTCTCCAGCCGCCCGGTCGCGTTGTACGCGGCAAGCCTCGTCACCTTGTCGCTGAGCCGCACCATCGCGCCTTTCCACGACGGTATGCCGACGAACTTCGCGCCGTTGCGGATGTTGGCCAGCGGATCTGTGCCGCTCGGGCATCCGTAATCGGAAGATTTCCTGCGGTGCATTTCTTTCAGAGCGTCGCACAGGTCGAAGAACGCCTGGCTCGTTGGGTGCACGCCGGTCTGCGTCAGCCCGTCACCACGCAGCCTGTCCCACTCGGCGTACGTCTCGCTGAGCAGCCCGTCGCCACGCATCCGCTCAGCCTCGACTTGCTTCCGCAGGTTGTACGCATCCATGTAGTCCTTCGCCGCCTTGAGCGTCTCGGCGTCGTAGCCAAACGTGACGTGTTGCATTTCCTCTGCTTCTGCGACATCTGGCAGAGGTTCCGTTACAGCCGGCGACACATAGCCCACCATCTTGGGATCATCCTTCGGCGTGGCTTCCAGCCTGGTCTTCACTGCCGCCCGCATTGCGTCGTTGGCGGCCTCAAGTGTCGTGCTCATGGTGTACCTTTCTGGAAAATGGAAAGCATGCGGCTTGCGTCAAGCAGATCGCACGGTGCCGTCGCTCATGACGCGATAGTTATTCACGTCGAATGCTCCACCCTTGTGGATCGTGGCCATGGCGAATCCCCAGTTCCAGCGGTTGAACTTGGCGTACTCTGGCCGCAAGTCGCACAGACAGCCGGTGCTCCAGCACGCCGTCTCGTGGTGCCACATGTCGGATTCGGCGTGATTGCTCGTGCGGTGGGAATGTCCCACCAGCACCGTCGAGAGCGTCCGCAGGAAGGCACCTCGAGCGACGTTGACCGGGGCCGCCATGCCCTTCGGCAACTCGTGGCCGTGCAGCACGGGCAACTTTCCCAGCATCACGGGCCGCTGGTCATCCACGAGCGTGACGCCGTGCTTGTCGAGATCAAGCCACGCACAGAGTGACATCCTGTGATCGTCGCAGATTTCAGGTGCGTGCTGGAACAGCCAATGCTGCCAACGATCTTCATGGTTTCCGAGTTTGTAGACGATCGGGATCTTGGGGAACTCTTGCCGCAGCCATTCGATGAAACGCCGCACCGCTTCAAGCTCGCCCTTAAAGTCCCGCTGCGTCGGGTCTTTCATGTAGCGGCTGATTGCGTAGAAGTCGGCGATGTCGCCGTTCAGTAGCAGGGCCGACAGTTCTTGCTCTTTGAGGAAGCCGACAGCGGCAGCCACCGCGATCTCGGAGTGATACGGCACATGCACGTCGGACAGGATGCCGACAGGCCCGAGCACGTCGAGGACGTGCGGCGTCCACGGCTCGGCCATGCTCTTCGGCATCGCGTAGATTTCGCCGGCCTCGCGCTTCGCTCGCGGGGCAGCGGCCTTGATCTCGCCCCGAGCCTTCTTGCCTTGCACGCCGAACTGCCGGGAGATCCGCATCCTGGCCTGTTCAATCGTGATTGCCCCGTTGGACTCTTTGACCAGGCGGCGAGCGAGCGTCCGAGCCGGGGCATCAGGATGCTTGCGGCACAACTCGCGGGCCATCTTCGTGATCGCGTCGCCACGGTCATGTGCCATCCTGCACCTCCCTATACCCAAGGCTCCACAACACGCGGGCAATGTCCTTGCCTTGCTGCTCGACGTGCTCTTCGCTCTGCGTTGGGTTCAACGCGTGCAGCAGCTCGTGCACCAGCACCTCGAGCTTCTTGCGCCCACGCATGCGGGCGTCAAGAATGATTCGCGGGTTCTTCGCCTTCTGGCTGAACGTGTAGCCGTAGGCCGCACCCTTGAGGTTGGTGAAACGCAGCAGCCACCGCTCGTCACCGTTCAACGTGAAGACGTGATCGTCGGGCATGCGTCACCTTGTGGCCGCCATGTACAAGCCGACGCTGGCAAACGCGTAGCCCAGGTACGCGATGGCCAGGCCCGACTTTGCATGCCACGCAAGATCCGCCGCGACGTAGGCGTAGACGAAGCCCGTGAGTGCGATCAGCCAGCCGGCCATGGCGAGTCCTTTCACCGGCCACACTAGCGGGGGCGTCAACCGATGCCGAACTTGCGGCCGAGGTTGTTCAACGCTTCCTGCCGCTTCTTGCACCCGCAGTCCTTGATGCCAACCTTGCTGGCCACGGCTTGCACCCGCTCCTTGGTGACGCCGATGGCGTCGAGCCCGGCGGCAACCATGTCGCCCAGGCCGGGCTTCGCTCGCGGGTACGCCGGGTGGGCCTCATCCACCACCAGGCGGTCGCCGTCCTGGCTTACGATGCACGGCCGCACCTCGTCGAGCGTGTAGCCACGCTCGCGGCACCGGGCCTCAAGATGTGCGAGGCGGCAGCGGATCACGGGAGTGGGTTGGCACAGGACAGCGACACGCTTAGGCCACATCCGCACATGCGATCCGTGAACCCGGCGTCCCAGGCTTCGCACACGGACAAAATGCCGAAGTACGGGCATTCATCTGGAAATAGCTCCACATCCTCGCCGGCAGTCATTAACGACTCGCCATTGCACGACGGGAGGGCATCGAGCGTGTAGTCGGCGTACCAGAGTCGCCCGGCTCCTGTGTATGCACCTGTACCGTCGCACCACCGGCAGCCATAGAAAAACAGCGAGTAGAAGTACACCCTTGCCGTGACGCCTGACTCCGTGCAGTACAGGCAGGCACGAGCCCGATAGTTGCAGGAAGACACAAGTGTCTCAAAGCCATCCTGAGCCGATGGATTGCAGTATCCATTGCACAGCTCAAAAGCGTCTTCGCATGCAGTCTGGTAGGCAGGCGGAGTATTACACTCAACCAGCGTCCATCCGTATTCGTCGGTCTCGGCAGGCTCGTACCAATTTGCATATCCGGAACATCCGGTGCCTGCACATTCAGTCTCAAGCGACGTAGATCCGATCACGGTGGTGTTGACCCTGACGCCGTTCACAACGACCGCCAGGGCACACTCGCCACACAAGCAACCGCCACAGCAGCACGCCTGCTCAGTGCCGACCTTCCCGTCACGCAGGACGGGCTTGCCGTCTTGGAACGTGATGAGCGTCATGCGGCGGTGGCCGTTGAGCAGGTGGTGATTGAGTACCACTCAAGGCACGGCCCGGTGGTGTTGTGCCCGAGCAGCTGAATGGAGGCCGCGTCATAGCCAGACAGCTGCGTCAGGTCTACGCCACCGAGCGTCATGCGGCAGGTAGCAGTGCCGCCCATGGTGATTTCCACGGCACTGTTGGTGCCGCTGGCTTTGCCGAAAACGACGTGCCCGCCATCCTCTGCTGCGTTGCACCAGTTGTAGACCGTCGCCGTGTTTGTGCTACCAACCAGCGTCACCGTCTTGGATTCGCCAGTCGCCCATGCCCCCGTGAACGTGGCGACGCTCAGACGGTACGGCACGCCGCCGCCGATCCGCTCAAAGACAAGCGGCTCCGCCCCACGGTCGCCTTGCTCGACGCGGCGAACGGTCTTAGCAATACGCTCCGCCGCCGGGCGAGTGAATGTCACCCGCTCGGTCTTCGCGGCTTTGCCGTCTGGCTTCTGTGCCAAGGCTCAGTCCTCGTACACGGTCAGTACCAGGCGGGTGCCTTCGACGGCCGCCTTGGCGGCGTAGTCCCCAGCCGCCAACCGCAGCACAGCGGCCTCGCCAGCCTTAAGCCTGGCGGTTTCGTGCAGCGTCCCGCCAGCGTAGCGGCCGAAGCTCACCGTGTGCGTCGTGGCACTCGCCAGCGAACGGGCGAAGCACAGCCCAAGCGAGCCGAGCGTGGCCGTGGAAATCTGAGTGACGGCTGTGCCCAGGTTGAGCGTGACAGAAAGCACGCCAGCCGTGGCGATGTCGGCCGTGACGCCAGACGCAGCGAATGACTGCGACAGGGCACCCTTGCTGACTTGGCCAGTGATCGTGTAGCTGATGTCGGGCATCGGTGCTCCTTAAAACGGCGGCGTGCCGAAGTAATTGGAAAAGTCTGCTTCTGGGTAGACGCGGCGAGTGAGAATGTCTGGCTCTTGATCGTCATCCTTGAGCCCGCCGGCAGTGGTCAACGCTCGCGGCGAACCGGACGCCACCTTTTCGCCAGACTCTGGGTCTTTCACCCAGACCCGTTTCTTCTCGCCGCCTTCGAGATAGTTCCAGCCGACATTGGGCAGCAGCAGATCGTGGCCGCTAGCCCGATAGACGAGCTCGACGGTGATCTGCCAATACCGCAGCTCTACGTCGTTCACCACCTCAGTGGCCTGCTGCCCGCTAATCCCAGCACATAGCCAGGTGTGAGCGGCACCGCCCAGGTAAGAAGACGAGTTCACGCTGTTCGTGACTGCGGCCGCATTGGCCAGCGGGAACGTCGCACGGTTGCCCGAGATCGACGCTCTCACTTCCGCCTCGAGCGTGGTCAGCCCCTCAAAGAAATCCTTGGCCGTATTCTGCAGCGGTTTCTTGTTGCTGTTACCGCTGCCGTCGTAGTAGACGAGGGCAGGCACTTGTGAACCGCCAGTAGAGAACGACCACACGTCAGGCCGTGCCAGCGGATTCGGGTCGAGTTCTTCCTGCTTCGGTAGTTCGTAGCTGTACGTTATCTCGGCGTGATGCCGATCAGTCTCTGTGACCTGAATGTTCAGGCACTTCAAGTACGAAAACTCGGGATGGGCAGACGCATGCAAAATCCCGACAGCGTTGACGAGATTTTGCGTCGGCGTCGGCTCATCGACTGTGATTATGTACTTCCGCTCGGCGGTCGGGCTTTCGCCAAACTTGTGTGACGCCGTACGCGGGATGACTTCGCGGTAGGAGATGATGGCCATGGCTAGATCTCCACCGGCGGGGCGTTGGCTTTGGCAATCTCTCGCTTGATGTCCTGCAACTCACGCAGTTGCTTGCGGTACTCCTCAACGGCCGGGTCTTCGCGGCCGGTCGCCAAAGCCAGAAACTGAGAAGCACCGGCACCCGTGCGAATGTCGTTTCCCTGCAAAGCCTCATTAGATCGCTGCGACAGTGCGTCTAAGCGGTCGCGTTCAATCTCGGCTGCACGCTCCGCGTATTGTTCTGTCAGTTCGCCTACACGCCGCTGACGCTCTTCCTCCAATTTCTGGCGATCCGCAACAGCCTTCTTGGCCTCTTCTTCCGCTTTCTGCCTTGCGGCGGCTTCGCCGCTAATAATGTCCTGGGCTTTCGCCTCGGCTTGCTCAAGCGCCGAGAGACGTTCCTGCCCAGCACGAACTGCGGCACCATCTCCGGCAGACTGCGCCGCAGCAATCGCTTCGACAGCGCGCTGCTGTTCGTTTTGGATCGCAACTAGGTTTTCTTGCGCCTCGAGTCGCTCACGTTCCTCCGGCGATCTCTGCGATTGGATAAACGAATCCACTCGCTTTCTGTCGGCGCTAATTGCTTCTTCCGCAGCCCGGGACGCAGCGTCGGCTTTCTGCTTCTCTGCCTTCTCGGCGTCCTTGATAGTGTCGATCTGCGATTCGTATGCCTTCTTCGCCTTCTCGACCTCTTGCGTGAATGCGGTCTCGTTTAGAATTCCAGCCTCAGCCTGGGCCTGCAGTTCGCCCAGCTTGTTTTGGAATGTCAATGCTGCTTGGAATCCCTCGTCTCCGAATTGCACGGCTTCGTCAACAATGCCGGACAGCGTTTCCTTTGACTTGTCAATTGCCTTCTGTAGACGCTCAAAATCGGCGTCAGGCTCGACAGTCACCTGAATCGGCTCTTCCGCGTCGGCGCGAATCTCACCAAGGCCATCACTGACTTCATCAGTGGCGACGGTCATGTATTGACCGACAAGCGGGATGCCTTCGGCAAAGCGATTCCACGCAGCGATTGCCGCGTCAATCGTTCCAATCATGAACTCCAGTGCCGTGTTCACAACACCAAGCACGCCGGCCACGGGGTTAATTGCCGGGGCTAGTGCTGTGAAAAGATTGGTCAGCGGAGTCAGGGCCACTCCGAGAACCGTGCCGATAATGTCGCCGACCAAACCAACGGTCTTGCCGAACTCGCCAAACCCCGCACCGACAGAGTCAAGCAGCGGAGCAAGCAGATCTCCAATCGGCGCAACGATTGCCGTAATTCCGCCGATGGCCTCTGCGATGGCTGTGGCAATCCCTTCGACAAGACCAGCAAATGGCGTCAGCAGGTTCGTGCCGAGCCCAAGAATTGCGGTCTGCACGTCATCAAACGCCGTTCCAAGCTCGGCGATTCTTTCTTTATCGAGTGCACTGATTCGGGCGTTGAACTGGTCTAGGGCAGCGCTGGACTCCTCGATTGCCGTAAAACCACGGCGAACATTCTCGCCAGACTTTCCGAGCAACTCCATCTGCAGAGCCGCCCGCCTTGCCGGGTCTTCAATGCCAGCCAGGGCAGTAGCGACCAGGTCAGCCTGTTGTGGGAGTGACAGGCCAGACAACTGCTCCTGACTGATCCCGAGTTCCTCAAGAGCCTTCGCCGCACCGCTGGAAGAATCACGCGACTCATCAAGCTTTACGGCAAACTTTTGCAGCCCGCTTGTCAGGGCGTCAAATGAAACGCCAGTGCGCTTGGCGGCCTCCTCGAGCGTTTGAATGGTGGAGAAGTCCGTGCCCAGCTGCTCGGCCGCGAACCCAAGACCCTCGACTCGACTTTCAAGATTTGCGAGACCGCTGGCAACGGCAGTGGCTGCGGCACCAAATCCGACAACGGAGGCCACGCCAATAGTCAGCGGATTGACCAAGCCAGCGGCCGAGGCGGCGAGGCCGGAAAAACCCTGAGACAATCCGCCGGCAAACACGCGGCCGAGCCCTTCGCCGGCTGACGCCAGTCCAGAGATTCGGCCAGCCACGTTGCCAATCGGACCAGGTAAAGCAGCAAGGACTCCGCTGAGTTCGTTGAACGCAAGAGTGTTGCCGGTGCCGGCCGAGTCTGCCGCAGCGTCATACTTTGCGGCAGCGACCGTGGCTTTGGCAAAATCCTTTGCGGCACGATTGAGGGCTGCGTTGTACGTGTCCTGCGTGATACGGCCAGCCGCCAGGTGCTGGTTGAGTTCCTGCACCTCTTGGTCGTACTTCTGCTGCGGCGTTAGGTTCGCCTGCGTGATCTGTGCCGCACGAGCAAACGCCGCCGCGCGATCTTGCTCCGCCTTTGCAGCCGCCGCGTTTGCACCGCTCGCGTCGGCAGCCGCACGCTCGTACGTCTGCTGGGAAATGGCACCCTGCTGCAACAGTTCGCCCAGCCTGGCAAGCGTTGCAGCGCGTTTCTCTTCAGCGGTCGCCACCTGCTGCGTGACGCGCGCCCCTTCGGCAAACGCCGCTGCTGCAGCGTTCGCATCGTTCACAATGGCCTTGAGTTCCGTGGCGTACTGCTCGGCCGAAACCTGGCCAGTGCGAAACGCACTGTTTAAAAACGCCAGGTCCGTGGCCACCTTCTGCTGGGCCTGGACAGCCGCCTCACTGGAGCGAGTGAACGAGTCGAACAGCGAGGCGGCACCACTCGCCTGCTGTCCAAGCTTTTGCAGCTGGCGATCCACCTGCGACAGACCCTTGGTCATGCCACTGGCATTCGCCGTGAACTGCACGCCAAGACCGATCTGCGTCGCCATTACTTGCCCATTGCTTGCTTCAGTCCCTCCAGCTGCTCGAGCAACTGAAGATCATGCTGCGGTGCCTTCTCGATCGGTACGAAATCTTCCGCCTTCGGTGTCTTGCCACGCGGGCAATACGGGGCTAGGGCAGCACTCGCAAGCAATCCAGTTTCCCGCCATGTGTCAGGCAGCGGCGAATAGAAGCGGTGGTACGCCATCCATTCGCTGAGCTCGCGGGAATCCATGTCCCGCATCAGCTGCTTGACCGTCATGCCTAGGAAACCCGCCAAACGAAACATGAACCGCTTCGTCGGGCGGATGGCTAGTTTTTTGCGAGTTCCTCCACGTCCTTGTCGGTCAGAGCGTTGTGCTCCATCGCCTTCGTCCAAATGCGGCCGAGCACCTTGCTCGACTTCTTCGCCAGCGCTTGCACACCTTCGTCGCCAGGGAAAAGCAGTTCGCCCTTCTCGTCACACAAGCACTTCGCCAGAAACTTGGTGCGGAAGTTCTCAACGCCTTTGCTCTTGTTGACTACCCAGTCGTTCTCGTAGGCGTCTCGCTCGCCGCACGACATGACTCGACAAAACACGGAGCCGCCCCACTCGGGCACCTTGATCTCCATGAGCCCCATGTCATCCGCCGCCAGGATCTGCTCTTTCGTCAATGCCATGATTTCACCCGTCAAGAATCTTGAACGTCACGGCGTAACGGGTCAGTCCGTTGAGCTCGGGCGTGACATTCAACGACTCATAGACTGCCTTAGTTGTCAAGGAAACTCCGCCCCCAGACAGCACAAGGTCGGCGCGCGTGCCGTACTTGGCCGTGCTGATGTTGGCTGTGCCCAGGCAGGCGATGCTGACGCTGCCGACCTCGTCAGTCCACAGCGTGCTGCGGCCCTTCGGCAATCCGCCGCCGTACTGCCACGATAGGCCCGTGACTTCCACGAACGCCGTGCCGTCAAAGGTGGCCGTGATCCCAGTGCTGTACGTCGCCACGGAAACCTCCGTGGTTCAGCTGTACTGGAACTCAGCCGAGCCCTTGACCACGTCATTGACAGCCAGCGTGATCGTGCAGCTGTTGCACGTCGCCCCGCCGCTGATCGAGATCGGGCCGGACACAGTCAGCGTGCCGGTAGCACCCTGAGCCAGCATGCCCGTGCCGATGAACTCGATGCTGACCGTCTTGCCGGTGTCGCCGGCGGTGCCCTTGAGCGGGCGGGATTGCGTCAGAATGGTCGCTCCGGCCGTCATGCCAAGGTGCGAGATGTCGATGTTGTCCTGGCCGGCGTTGTCGGCCACGGTCCACGTCAGGCCGGTCAGCGTGCCGGTGAAACCGGGAAACGTAAAAGACGTACCCGTGGAATCATGAGGCGTGGTTGCCATGGCTTACTATGTCTCCTGCCACCAGATGTCGTAGGTCTGCTTCACCACGTAGAGGGGCGACTCAGCACCCTCCACTTCCACCAAATCGTCGGCCTCGTCAATGAGGGCCGTCTGCTTCACTTCCGTATTGTCAAGCGTGCCGCCGTATCCATCCAGAACGACGCGGCACTTGTCAGCCAGGTCTCTGGCCGACTCATACGTCTCGCCGTAGGCAAAAAGCTCCATCGTCACGCGGGGCACGCCTT